TTAAAACAATAGCTGGATTTTATAATGGAACAAGAATGTTAGAAAACATAGAACTACTTGTGTTAGGAAAAAAATTAACAAAAGTAAATTCTGCTCGATTAAATAATTTAGGTATTGATGATGCTACGGCTAAAGAAATATATAAACAATATAAAAAACATGGTGTTGGGAAAAATGGTAAAAAAAGCTGGAAACAAAATGGAGATAGTTATAAAATAATAAGAGTAGCTAATACAGAAGCATGGGATCAAACTCCTAAAGCAAAAAAAGCAGCAGATGCTTTTCATTCAGCCATAGGTAAACAAGCTAATATAGATATTGTAACCCCAGCAAAAGGAGATGTACCTTTATGGGCAAATACAGAAATAGGTGGTGTATTAACACAGTTTAAAAAATTTGGTATGGCTGCAACACAAAGAATGTTGATGAGAGGATTACAAGAAAAAGATGCTAACTTTATGAGTGGTGTATTAATGCTATTAGCTGCTGGTGCTATGGTAGATGCTTATAGAGGAAAAGCTTATAATAGAGATTACAGTAAAAAACCTTTTCAAAATAAAGTAGTAGATGCTTTTGATAGAAGTGGATTAGGTGGAATATTTTCAGATATTAATAATTCAATAGAAAGATTAGGAAATAATGAAATAGGAATAAGACCATTACTTGGTGGTGGTAGACCTTATGGTACTTATAGAGATTTATTAAACAATCCTATACCAGATGTTCTTGGCCCAACTGCTTCTCAATTAAGTAACATTGCTGATATTATGTACACTTGGGGTACTGGCAAATATAACCATCACACAGCAAGGAATGTGCGTAGACTATTACCCTTTCAGAATGTATGGTATATGGATAGCTTATTTGATGATATTGAAAAAGGAGCATTAAGAAGATAAATGAGTATAACTATTTCGGATACTTCGCCTAGAGTACAGTATACTGCATCTGGTTCACAGACTGCATTTTCAGTTCCTTTTGAATTTTTTAATGATGCAGATTTAGTAGTTATTAAAACTGTTAGTGGTACAGATACTACCTTAACACTAGCTTCTAGTCCAGCAAATGCTACACAGTATTCTGTTACTGGAGCTGGAGCAACTGGGGGAGGTAATATAACTCTTGGTGGAGCTTCTACTAACGGACACATATATACAATATATAGAGAGCTACCTATATCAAGAACCACAGATTTTCCAAGTTCTGGTACTTTTCCTATAGAAACACTTAATACAGAATTAGACAAAATTGTGGCTATGGCACAACAATTAGAAAGAGATTTGAAATTTTCTCCAAGAGCAGTTTCTACAACTGCCAATACTTATAATTTAACTTTCCCTAATCTAGTAGCAAATAAAATACTATCTGTTAATTCGGCTGGTAATGCTTTGGAATTTGCTGAAACAACAACTAATGTTAATACTGTTGCTGGAATTGCTAGTGATATATCTACACTTGCAGCAATAAGTAGCGATATACAAGCAGTAGAAAATATTGCCTCTAATGTAACTGCTGTAGCTGGAGATGCAACGGACATAGGTGCTGTTGCTGGAAAAGCTACTGAGATTGGTAGACTAGGTACTTCTGATGCTGTTGCAGATTTAGCAATACTAGGTACTTCTGCGATTGTTACTGATTTAGATTTATTAGCAACTTCTGCAAATGTGTCTGCAATGGGACATCTAGGTACTTCAGCTAATGTAACTGCTATGGGATTACTAGGAACAAGTACAGTTGTAACTGACATGGGATTACTAGGAACAACTGATTGTGTTGCCGATATGGCTCTCCTTGCAACAAGTGATTGTATAGCCGACATGGCTCTCCTTGCAACTTCTGATATAATTTCTGACTTAAATACTCTTGCAACATCTGACATAGTTACCGACATAAATCTTTTGGCAACATCAGATATTGTAAGTGACCTTAATACTTTAGCTACCTCTGATATTGTTTCCGACTTAAATACTTTAGCAACAAGCGATATAGTTACAGATATTAATGTTCTTGCTACAAGCGATATAGTTTCTGATTTAAATACTTTGGCAACGAGTGATATTGTAACTGACTTAAATGTTCTTGCCACTTCTGATATTGTTACGGACATTAATGTTCTAGCTACATCTGATATAGTAAGTGATCTCAATACTCTTGCTACATCTGATATAGTTTCTGATCTTAACACTTTGGGTACTTCAGCTATTGTTGCTGATTTAAATACAGTAGCTGACAATATTGCTGGTGTAACTTCTTTTGCTTCTCGTTATCGAGTAGCTTCAAGTGATCCAGCTTCCTCATTAGATGAGGGTGATCTTGCTTATAACTCAACTTCAAATGCTTTAAAATACTACAACGGATCTGCGTGGGTTGCTGTAACTGCACCAGATGTAACATATGCCGATAGCACAGCTTTAGCTATAGCTTTAGGTTAAAAATAGAAAGGAGAAAACATGGCAAATACTTTTAAAACTGTTTCGTTTGCGGCTGAACCAGCTAGTGCTGGAACACCATATAAAGTTTATACTGTAGCTGGTAGTACCACTACTGTTGTTCTAGGTTTGCGTCTTACTAATATTCATTCTGCTTCTGTTACAGTTGAAGTAGAGTTAGTTAGTGATACAGCAAATCGTGGTGGTGCAAACAATGTCGCTAATGGTACTGCGTTTATTGCTAAAGATGTAACAATTCCAGCTGGTTCAAGTTTGGAAATTATTGCTGGTAGCAAAATTAATATGGAAACAACAGATGAAATTAAAATTGATTGTTCAGTAGCAGATAAAGTTTCTGGTGTACTATCAGTAATGGAAATAACTTAGGATAAATAGATGACTTATGTAGGATCAAGACCAGCAAACAAACCAGTTAACCAAACTGATATAGAAGATGATGCAATATCATTAGCTAAATTAGCTGGTGGTACTGATGGTAATGTAATCAGTTATGATGCGTCTGGTAATCCAGTTGCTATTGCAACAGGAAGTGATGGACAAGTTTTAACTAGCACAGGTGCTGGTTCGCCTCCAGCTTTTGAATCTGTAAGTGCTGGTGTTAGTTTATCTGGTTCAGAAAATAACAACATAGCAACTGTGACTGGAGCAAATGCTTTAGTTGGAGAAGCACGATTAAGATATGATGGTGATGTTTTATGGCAAGAAGCAAGTGGTAGCACAACTGAATTTAGACAAACAGTAGATGGTGCTGGAACATATTGGAGTAGTCTTATTGCAAGTGCTTCTGATGTTAAATTATATACTCGTACAGCTTCCCCATTAATATTAGGAACTAATAATACTGAAAATATGCGAATTGATAGTTCTGGTACATTATTTGTAGGAGCAACTTCTTCTGGTGGTTATAATGGAGCAGTATGGCAAGATCCAGATGGTATTTCAATTCATAGAACAAATGCAACTGGTGGTAATGGAGCATTATTAATTTATTCAGATGTTGGTGGAGCAAAAACAAATAAAGGTTATTGGAGAGGTGATGGTGGTATTGTTAATTACCAATCTAATGATAGTGATTTATCAGATGAAAGATTAAAGAAAAATATTGTTGATACACCTAGTACTTGGGAAACAATTAAAGAATTAAAAGTTAGAAATTTCAAATATAAAACAGATGAGGATTCTTATAAAACACATATTGGTTTAATTGCACAAGAAACAGAAGCCATTGATAATACATTAGTTAATACTACTGATGGTTTATATGGATTTGAAGAAGAACAAGAAAATACAGTTAAAGAAGCAAACGGAACAGTTATTGCAACAAGTGTTGAAGAAGATGATTGGATACAAGGAAAGACAGACGGAATATATCCTTCTGATTCTACTTGGACTGAAAATGAAAAATACAGACAAATTTATAATAAAGATTTGTATTTCAAAATGCTTAAAGCATTACAAGAAGCAATAACAAAAATAGAAACTTTAGAAACTAAAGTAGAAACATTGGAGAACGCATAATGACATATGTTGGAAGAGGTGTTGATGCAATAAGCAATGTCGAGAAACTCGATAACATTACTTTTGATGGAAGCACAACTTATAACTTAACAAAATCTAGTGTTGCTTTTACTCCTAGTGGAGCAAACAATATTTTAATTAGTATTGATGGTGTTGTTCAGCAAAATAATTTTAGTGTAGCTGGAGCAACAATTATTTTTGATTTTTCTCCTACATCGGCTAATACTTGCAATTTTATTATGCACTATGGTGTTGGTTTAATAAATACATTAGGCGACCAAACTATTACTTCAGCAAATATGGGAGCAAATTCTGTTGATTCAGATTCTTATGTTGATGGAAGTATAGATGCAGTACACTTATCGGCAAACTCTGTAGATAGTGATTCTTATGTTGATGCTTCAATAGATACAGCACACATAGGAGCAACACAAGTTACTGGAGCAAAATTAAATAATGATGTTATCTCGGCACAAACTGCTCTTGCAAGTGAACCAGCAGATACAGATGAGTTTATGGTTTCAGATGGTGGTGTTCTAAAAAGAATAGATTACTCTTTAATAAAAAGTGCTGGTATAGATGGTGTTCAAGTTTGGAATATGACAACTGCTTTTCAAGGAGCTGGAGCTCCAAATTGGGGAGATATAATAGCTAACTGGTCAAGTTCAGCTCCAACTAATGGACAAGGTACACCATTAGTAGGAACAGCTCCAGTTACTCAAAGCTCTGGTATATTTACTTTTACCTCTACGGGTTTTTATCTTATAAAATTTACTTGTTCTTTTGCAGATAATAGTGGAGCAGATAAAGATGTATTTGCAAATATTAAATTAACTAAAAACAATAGCACATATAATAATTGTGCAAGAGCTGGTCAGTCTTTAACAGAAGCATCTGTTGGTCGTTCTGCTACTGCAACGACTTTATTAGATATAACAGATACATCAAATCAAAAAGTTATGTTTGCGGCTGGTGGTATTGAAACTTCAACTTATTGTTATGGACATGGAGATTATCAGCATACTTATGCATTGTTTTGGAGATTAGGAGATACGTAATGGCACATAAACATGGAATAGAAATAGATTTAATGATGTATCTTGCTTCATTACATCAAGGTCAATGGTTTGGTTTTGATAATAGTGGCAATAGAGAATACGAAAATGTAATTGTGCATGATGACCAATATACACTTCCTACTAAAGAAGAATGTGAAACGGCTGTTGCAAAAAATCAAGCAGATTATGATGTTTTGGATTATCAACGAAAAAGAAAAGCAGAATATCCGAGCATAGAAGAACTCGTTGTGGCTCTTTATGATACTGAAGATAAACTTGCTATTGAAAATAAACGAGCAGCAATAAAATTAAAATACCCTAAAGGATAATTATGGCACAGATTAAAACTAAAGGAATTGCAAATGAAGTTATATCTGGTCAAACTGCTTTAGCAGAAGCACCAGCAGATACAGATGAGTTTCTTGTAAGTGATGGTGGTACAATTAAAAGACTAGATTATACTCATATTAAAAGCACAGCAGTTACTAGACCTAATGTAAATCCATTCTTAATTAATGGCTCAATGGAAGTATCACAAAGAGGAACTTCTTTTACCTCTAATGGTTATGGTCTTGATAGATGGACTATGGATGAAAGCAGCGATGGTGCAGTAACAGTTACACAAGATACGGATGTTCCTAGTGGTTATGGTTTTGGAAAATCTTTAAAAGTTGATGTTACAACATTAGATTCTTCCATTGCAGCTGACCAATCTTGTGGATTTACACAATTTTTTGAAGGTCAAAATTTACAATTATTAAAATATGGTACTTCCAATGCTGAAAATTTAACTTTATCTTTTTGGGTTAAGTCAGTTAAAACTGGCACATATTGTATTCGTTTTGTTAAAGAAGCTGGAGGTCTAACAAGATATGAAACACCAATAGAATACACAATTTCATCAGCTAGTACATGGGAGAAAAAAGTTATAAACTTATCTCCAACAGCAGGAAGCACCTCTTTAATAACTGGTGCTGCTGGTGCAATAGTAAATTCAAATGCTTCAGCTTTTAGAATTATGTTTACTTTAGCTTCTGGTAGTAATTTTCATGCTACTAATAATACTTGGGTAGCTGGAAGTGATAAATATGCAACATCAAATCAAGTTAATTTTTTAGACAGCACATCAAATAATTTTTGGCTTACTGGAGTTCAACTAGAAGTAGGTGAATATACTTCAGCAACACTTCCATCTTTTCAACATGAAAGTTATGGAGATAATTTAGCTAGATGCCAAAGATATTTTACTATGTATGCAGAAGGTGGACAAGCTCCTGTAGGAAATGGTTTATTTTGGGAAGCTGGAGAAGTTTTTATTAATTGTCATTTACCCACAACAATGAGATTAGAGCCACCAACTATTTATCAAACAACTGGCACAGATTATTTCTTTTTATATCGTAATGGTGGAGCAGATGGAATTACACAATTAACTTTAAATGCTTCTAGCAGTCATAATTGTGTTTCAATATATTTAAATGCTGGAACTAATGGACTTGCTTCAGATACAAAAAATAGACCATGTATTTTAAGAGCTGGAAGTGCATCAGCTAAATTTGGTTTAGATGCGGAATTATAGGAGAATATATGTTTGAAGGATGTACAATAAAATATAATAGTTTTGAAGGAGTAAATCAATCTATTCAAATAACTTACCCAGCTAATGATGAGGGGATAGTTTATGCTAAATCAGTACCTTTGTTAGAAGGCAATAGAGATTATGCAGATATTCAAGAATGGGTAGCAGATGGTAACACGATTGAGGAGGCAGATTAATATGAAACCTTGTGAAACTTGTGGAGCAGATAATTGTCAAGGTTGTGATGAATGTGAATCTTGTGGAGCATAATGACAGAAAAATATCCTCAAACGGCAAATGTTATAAGCGACAAATCAGCGATTGCTATGCCGATCAAGAATTTAATTGGTTTAATTGCAAGTGTTAGTGTTGGTCTTTGGGCATATTTTGGAGCAATGGAAAGATTAAATAATTTAGAAACTAATTATAAATTAATTGCTACTGACATAGAAAAGAACATAGAGTTTAGAATCAAATGGCCAAGAGGAGAGTTAGGTTCACTTCCAGCAGATTCAGAACAATATATGTTGTTGGAACATTTAGCTGGTCAAGTAGAAAAACATACAGAACAGCTTGAGGGTGGTATGCACAATAAAGTAAATATTGATTTCTTAAAAGCACAATTATTAAAATTAACAACTGATGTTGAAAAATTGAAAGATAAAGTAAGGGAGAATAAAAATGGTCATTGAAATGGTATTTGCTTTATGTATGTTTGTTAATGGCTCATTAGATGGGCATATGATAACAGAGGGTTTATCAAAATGCTTAAAAACTAAAAGGGAAGCCGAGAGGAATTTATCTGATAATAGAGTAAATACTATTCGCTATGAATGTGGTTTAGTTAAAGCTGAATTAAGACCAGATGCAGAAGGCAATATGAAAATCTATAAAATTATTGAAGATAAGTATGCTAACTAAAATTATGTTTTCTTTATGTTTTGTATCTTATTTATCTGCTTGTTCATTAGGCATGACACCAGACAAAACTTCCGTTAAAGTTTCCAATACAATGTCATCAGTAGATAAAGCCAATAGCGATAAAGACCAAGATAAAAATTCTTTAACAGTTACAGTAACACAAGATTTTAAATGGGATTCAAAATAATGGAAAAAATAATCATATCTATTGTAGCAGCAGTTCTTATAGGACTTGGTACTTGGAATTTAAATCAGACTTTTAATCTATCTATAGAAGTAGCTACAATGAAAACTCAAATAGAGATGATTACAAAAACACAAAAACAAAAAAAGAAAAAGAAATAACATGATGCAAATATTTTTTCTGTTAATGATTATGTCTATGCCTAATGAGCCTTCAGTTAGATATAATGCATCTATATTTCCTACAGAACAAGAATGTTATCAAGCTCTTGATAAATATATAAATGCTTATGATTCTAGACCACAAGATTTTAAAGATAAAATGGTAACAGAAGCATTTTGTATTCCTTTTGAATCATTTCCCATTGAAAAATTTAAGAAAGATATAGGAGCTTAAAATGGCTGAACCTTCCCAAAATCGTGAAGATATAATCAAGATTGATGGGGAGCTAAGATTGATCCATCAGAAGTTGGACAATCATATTACACACATGAGTGCAAAAATAGATATAATTTTTAAGATAGTTTGGACAGTTAGCTTTATGGTTTTAGGATTATTATTAAAATCAGTTTATTCTGGTCTTATCTCTTAACTACTATTGAGTACTCTTGAGTACCACACTTAATACTTATCAACATATTAAATATTAGGTATAGTAACTTATGAAATTTAAAGGTCATAAGATTCTTGTCATTGGCGATACACATGACAGCCCACACATTTCACAAGATAGATTTAAGTGGATAGGAAAACATATACAAAAAGTTAAACCAGATTACATAGTACATATAGGAGATTTTTCTAGTTTCGATTCTTTAAGTTTTTTTCAAAAGAATAGTTCACAACAAGGTAAACTAAAAGATGATTTTATGGTTGATGTGGAATCAATGCGCAAGGCATTTAAAATTTTAGATAAATATGTTTCAAACATTCCTAGACATATATGTATAGGTAATCATGAACTTCGTGTTCATCGATTTGAAGAAAATATTCCAGAAATTAAAGGTATGATGAAAGAAGCTTTATATAATACTTATAAAGAATTTGGCTGGACACATACAGAGTATGGAGAATTTAAAGATATAGCTGGTGTTTCTTTTGTTCATTGTCCATTAAATATAATGGGTAAAGAATATGGGGGTAAAAATGCAGAAGTACAGATAGGAAATGATGCACTACATGACCTTGTATTTGGACATACACACAAGGCTAGAGACTGGAAATCAGTCAAAATTGGGTATAACAACTGGGTACGGATAGTAAATGTCGGTTGCAGTTTACCATCTGGTCATATAGAAGAATATGCTAGATTAAACATGAATGGTTGGTCTTGGTGTGTTACTGAACTAGGCATTTGGGATAACCATATCCAAGAAACTAATTTTATTTCTATGGATAGATTGGAGAGAGAATATGGATAAAATAAAAGATATATGGAATAACTTATTTATATGGCGATTAAGTAAAAGTGGTAAGATAATTACTATTGTATTAGCTGTTATTCTAATAATGATAATTTGGGGTTATTTATAAATGTTACAAGCTATTACAGCTATTGGCCCAATCGCAAAAATGATTGGTGGTATAGTTGATAAAGCTATTCCTGATAAAGATTTAAAAGAAAAACTTAAACATGAGTTAAATACTCAATTAATAAATGGAGATCATGAAGAACTTATTGCCAAGTCTAAAATTGTTCAAGCAGAAGCTTCTTCAAAGCATTGGCTTACTGCTACTTGGAGGCCAGCTCTTATGTGGATTTGTATTATTGTTATTGCTAATAATTATATTATCAGTCCTATCCTTAACGCAACACTCGGTACTAGCTTGGAGCTTACTATTCCTGATCCTATGTGGAATTTACTTACTATAGGAGTTTCTGGGTATATTGTGGGAAGAAGTGGAGAAAAAATAGCTCAAAATTGGCAATCTAAAGGGTAAAGATACCTTTTTGGTACAATCATACACGGAGTATGGTAAAGCTTATATAGAGCTTAAAAATATATATTTAATAGGAAATGGCTGGAAAGGATAAATAACCAGCCATTTCTGTTCTAATTCATTACAATTATATAGGGAGAATAAACAAAAAACCTAAAACATTGTAACCTAAAATTAAAAGGTAATTTTAGTAATTAGAAATTATTTAAAATGGTATATCCTCAACATCATCTATAGTTTCTTTTATAGATGCTTCTGCTTTAGGTTTATTACCTACCATTTTTAAAACTCCTTTAAATTGTGGTAACACTATTTCTGTTGCATATTTGGTTTCTCCATTATGCTCATACTTTCGTGTTTCTATTTGTCCTTCAATATAAAGTATAGTACCTTTCTTTACATACTTCTCAATAGTTTCGGCTACTCTTGGATCAAAGACAATAACTTTATGCCATTGTGTTTTTTCTTTCCATTCTCCAGCTTTGTTTTTAAACTTTTCTGAAGTGGCAAGACTTAACTGCGCAAATTTAGTTTCCTTTGTGGAAATTTTTACTTCTGGATCGACTCCTACTCGACCTAATAGTATTACTTTATTTATCATATTCATTACTCCTTGTTATATGCAAGTAGAGGTGGAAGGAAACCCACAGATTCCTCTACTCGCTATCCTCATCTGTAGGTGTTATTTTACTTTAGTTACTAGTTTAGGTTTTGATTGTTGTGCGATTTTATCTTCTAACTTCTGTACATATTTAGAGTTATCAAATAATCCCATGAACACATCTGAACATAAACCAAGATGACTAAAGCCTTTTGTTAAAGCATCTGTCATACATTTTTTACCAGCTTCATCATCATACGAACCATTCTTTTTAAATAGTTTTAATGATGAACTGATTGGGCCAAATGTATAATGATCTAAACCAGAGTCTTTATCTGACCACCAAATTTTTACTTCGGCAATAACAATAGGTTCTCTTAATTCAAGATATTGGTAATCAACTATATAACCCCAACCTTTACCGATTGGGCCAAATGTTTCTGTCATTTTCATAATCTGCCATTGAGGATCAATAGTAGTTATATCTCCAAAACCTTTGTTTATTCGTTTAGTAAATCTAGGATCAGTTTCTTTTAACTTATTCCATATTGCTTTATTTGGATTAAAGTCTTGTATTGGTTTCTTATCTTTCATTATATATCCTCCATACTTTTGTATTAGACCCGAAGCTATTTCTTCTACGATCTCCAGAATCTTCTATTTCTTTTAATAGTTTTAATTCTGTAAATCTAGGTCTTATTGATAAAATACTTTCTGAGAGTATTTCTGCAATTTCTTCTGGGGTAGCTCCGTAACTACCCTTTCGTCTTATAGCATCAAGAGTTTTTTTTCTTAACTTTCTTGTTCTGCCACGACTGTTTATTTTATTGGCTGCTTCTTTACTAGTGGACTGTTCTTTGTATCCAGCTTCCAATGGATACTTCTTCGCCAAATTGGTTAATGACATCTTGTTCATTTTTTATTCCTTTCATTGTATCAAAATCAACATAATCTGGTGGCTCTATTTTGTTTTGAACCATAAACCAGAATATATGACAAGCAGTTTGTAAACTAGATTGATATTCTTTATCAGCTTCTATTTCAAAAATAGAATGTTTACTATTACCATGTAATACTGATAGTATAGCTTTACTAAAACCAGTTACCATCATATAGTGCTGTAACTGAGGATAGTATCTTGAAGTTAATGTTTCATCTTTAGTAAATGTATTAGTATGTTTGCCTTCCCAAACTTTACCATTACATACACCATCTAAACTACCATATATATAATTATATTCTGGGTGTGTAAAAACTTCTTGTTTAGTTATAACCCTAGTATTAGTTCGTTGCTGATACCATTTGCGATTAAATTCTTCTGTATAGATTCCCATTTGAACTGGCAATATATCTGATAAATCTTTTCGTTCTGTTTCTCCAATTTTTTCAAGCCAAAGGTCTTTCCAGTTTCCTTCAACAATACGAGCTGCATCAGTACCTCCAATTCCTGTTGGTCTGATAAATTCTTTTTTTCTATTTGGCATCTAGTTAATACTCCCTTCATTAGTTTGTTGTCGTCTGTGTATAGACTTTCGTAATTCATTTCGTTTAGTAAACCCTTCATCATGCCCATATTTATATCTCCTTTCAATATAATCTGCGATTGGTTTGGCAGCTATTAAGTCTGATGTTCGATTACTTTGGTATTTTTCTTGAAAAAAAAAATACATATCTGCTGGTAGATAAGATTGAGCTAGTTTAAGAATGAACTGTCTTTTCTTTTTTTTTGATTCCATTGGATCTTTTGAGGTGTTTCTCAATTCTTTGAATTTTCTCTTTAAAATCGTTGCAATCTTTAACCCCATAAGTATTCTCCAATATGTCTGTTATGTACCACATACATTTAAGTAAATCTTCTTCGTGATTTTTAAATTTATATCGTACTAAATATTTTAATGCTGAACCTTCAGCAAAATTCATATTCCATTTTCTTATTATAGATGATACCTCTGGATTGAGGCTGTAATAAGATGGACTAGTATTTACCATTCTTTCCTCCTTTTAATTTAACTATTTGATCTTTTAATTCAAATACTCTTTTTAATGCATTAGTATGCATTTCACTTAATTCGGTATTTGTTTTTCTTAATTCATCATTATCTAATACTTTATTATCATATTGTTTTGATAATTCTTTATATAAAATTTTCCAATCTTTACTCACAATTAAATTTCAAATTGATGTACAGGTAATAAATCTTCTCTGATTTCTTTTAAATCTTTAATAATTGGTTTAAATTTATCTAGTTCTTCGGTAAAAATATATTTTTTTTTAGATTCATCAGAAACCATTATAATTTCTTTCATAATTTTATGTAATGATTCTACTTCTACAATAACTTCTTTTAAGTTAGCCATTTTTCCTCCATTGATTATGTTTACATTTACTACAATACCATGTCTTACAACTATCATTAGAATAACATGGATATTCGGTACATTCTTTACAGCCATCTGGTCTGTTTGAATTTTTATATTCGGATTTTTGTGTAGGTGTTAAAACATGAAAATGTAAACCACTAATATTAATAGTTTTTTGTTTTACTTTTTTTTGTTTTCTTTTAAGATAATTGAACATTTTAATGAATCTGCCCAACAACAAAATAGAAATCCTGATGGTTTTCTAATTCCTACTTCCCATTTGGATACTAATCCTCTAGCACAACCTATTAAATCATCAACTGAAGATTGAGATAATTTAAGTTTTTTTCTTTGATTAACAAATTGTGGAATTAAACTATGAAAAAATATTCCTAATTCATTTTGTCTATTCATACTGTTACATATCGTGAAACATAGGTTTTTGTCAAGTAAGGGAGTAAAACTAGTGCTACTCGAATTTAATCAGGCCATCGTTTACTCCCTATTTTTTTTATCTGGAGGCTTTTATAGGTAGTATATATCGTTTCAACTTGCCTAATGGTCAGATGAACTATCCTTCAATTTTCAGCTAACAACTCGTCAGTTGCCTTTGACCAAAGTGTGAACAGTAGGGCGATATCCTTATTACGGCAATAACCTACTGCTCTGTTTCTAATGTTGGGGAACACTTACTATAAGTGTAGGACTACGCTTTTGGGTACTGACTAGATTTCTCCTTAGTGAATGGTAGTTTTAGCCACAACCTACACAATTCGGAAGGTACTCACTTGTGTTTTCCCTTCCTAGCCCATTCGTTAAATCATCTAGAATTACGAATAGAATTACTAATAAGGGCAAATTGAAACTACATATTTAACAGATTGTTAAAATTTGTATTTGCCCTTAATCTTTAAACTGTTGCTAATATTTGACTTGGCGCAAGTCCATATACTTTTTTAACTGTATTATGACATAAAGCTAACCAATCATCTGTTTTACACATATCAACAACTTGTTGTGATCTTGTTCTTACCATATTCATTTTCATACCTCTACCTTCTGGGTTACTTGCCCAATCGGTAGCAGTTTGATAAACTGCATATAGATTTTGACCAAATTTTCGTTCATAAGTAGACCATAAATCTGATAATTGTTTCATTCTATAATCACTTACTCTTGGATTTATATGATCTTTTATTTCTGCTAATGTATTTTCAAATAAATGTTTTACATTATCATGAGTTACACTAGCATTTGCCATTGATTCTAATTGTTCTGGATAATCATTAAAAGAACTAATAGCAGCATTAATGTCAGATGCATTAACACTAGCTTTTTGATTCCAGTTCTTTTTACTCATACCTCTAATTTTCCAATCAGCACTAAATTGTCCATTTAAACATACAATATTAAGTGGGCCAAATATAAATTGTTCTGCCCATGATAAATCATATGCTGTCCATGACCATAATTGTAATTGATAATCTTCTCGTAAGAAATTAAATGTATGCTGTGGAAAAGTCATTAAACGACTGAATCTTTTTCCGTCATTCCATATATTATCCACACAAGTAACACCCTCAAGATTAAGATTTCCACCAGTTACCCCATCTGATAACATAGTAGCAAATTCATCATAAGTTCTTAAATTATCAGCACTTCGTTTACTTACAGTAGATAAATAACTACCTTCGGTACTATACAAAGCTACCCTATCTGGTACTTCATCTATTTCGGCTTGATGCCAAGTAAACAAAGGTCTTGTATCCAATTCTACTTTACATTGTGCAGAAATTGGAAATTGACATTGTTCGGTATTTGTCATAGTTGTTTTCTCCTTCATACTATTAAGGACAGTTATTCCCTAGCTGTCCTTTTTTTTATTTAATCCTACTTCAGCTAATTCTGATTCAGATAACATATTAATAGTTGATTCAATTGGTTTTTTTTCTACTATTGATAATCTATTATTTAAATCTCTTAATACTTTAGCCATTTTGACCATAGCATTAGTCATTTGTTGAATAGCTTTACCTACATCTTTCATAGTAGGTGTGTTAGGTTTTCCAGCTTTTGCCATTATGTAGTTCCTCCTCCATTGTTTTAATAGAAGGTGTTATTTCACTTTCTATTTTTGTTGCTTTATCAAGATTATTTATTATTTTTTTTACATCATCATCTTGATTATCCCATACATCTACATTAGATATTCCATGTTTTTTAATAAAATCATCTCTAGTCATATCAGATGCATCTTCGGTCAATTCTAAAAACCATGTTCCAGTTTTACTCATTGCTTTTTCTCCTTTTTTACTTTTTTTGCATTAACTATTATACCTTCTTCGGCTACAGTTATTGATACTTTTATTTTTTCATTCGGTTTAATATTTTTACTTTCTTTTTCTACTGCATATTCAGTAGCTCTCCTTATTGCATCTTGATATAAAGAACTCATTTATTTTCCTCCTTTTCATGTAAGATAACTTTATGTTCATATTTATCTATTATTGTTTGAATACCCATTTCAATTACTTCATCTTTTAACAAAGATTTAATTGATTTTTTAATGGTTTTTAATTCTTCTATAAATGTTAAATATTGTATCATTATATTCCTTTATATTGCATATTTGGATCCATAGGTTCTTCAACACCATCTTCTTCTGGTGCTTCATCAAACTTATTACCTATATTATCTTTAATAGTTCCATAGATAATACCAGTTTTATCATCAAATATTGTTCCATTTTCATCTACAGAAAATACTTTTTTCTTTAATGGACTGTTCCAATTATGTTTATTTAGTTTTTTTTCTAAGACATTCATGTCATAGATATCGTTTACTACATCAGAAAAGTTTTCTGATAATAATATTCTATAATACCAGACACCTCGTTTTTTAACATAACGAAATACTTTACTATTAAATAATGTTGAGCTTACCCACATTCCACCTTTAAATGTTTTTCTAATCATTTAAAATCCTCCTGTTAATTCTATTGTAAGTTTTTCTCCGTCTGCACTAAAGTGGAATCCTCTCATTACTAATCTTTGGACACCATCATAGAAACTACTTAAATTTGTATATTTAATCGTCATCTTGCTCCTTTAAATCTATGTTTGTCATTAAATCACTAACCATTAGTTTAATTAATTTTGACATAGGAACTTTATATTTAGTAGATAATGTTTTTAAACTTATATGCGTTTCAATATCTATAGTTACTTGACTATAATTTATTGTTGATTTAGCTGATCTTTTATCTTTATTAATTTTAGATAAATCTTCTATATCTTGTATTATTCTCATAGTTACTCCATACTATTTATTATACTGGTTATACTATATTCCCAGTCTATATCATGACTATACCTAGTCATATTCCCTATTAATCTTATATATGATACTTCATCAATAGACCATTGGTTTATTAATTCTTTTTGAAATCCCCTATATAATTTTGAGTGCGACATAATGTCCATAAACTCATTTACACTTTCACAAGTGTTATAGTATTTCTTTATAAGTATATTATTGTTTTCTTTCGGTTTTAAATAATTATCTGGATCATAATCTTTATGATAATTTACTTGTATACCAAAGTAATTATTTCCTTCTTTAGCAAATCTACTAGTTCCCCAGCCAGTTTCATGAGCTGAAATAGCTATTACTAGCTTTATTGGTATTCTCATAGCTGGTTCGGTATAATTTGCATTATATTCTATTGCACATTCACCTATTTCTTTTATAAATTCACTTTGATCTCCATAAATAGGTATATTACAATAGAACATTAAAGTAGCACATATTATTTTCATAATTATTTACTCCGTTTAAATATTCTATAAAAAACTTTTTCTAATTTTATTTATTTCTACAATATCATAGTCCGTGTATATCTTTGACCATATGTAATCGGCTTCTGCTGACATATCCCAATATTCATTATCGCACATTTTATTATGCATATATTCACTACACCATACTTGAAATGGCATAGTTATCCTTAATTTTATACACTCTAGTATCCACATTGTTCTTAATTTTAATCTTATCATATTACTCCTTCGTGTTCGGTTACTACTCTAGGGAACTCTCCCCAAATGAGAATATTTATTGTGTTAATACTATATACCAAATGGTACTGCGAGGCCCGAAGGGCCGAGCCGATTTTTCTAGACATAAAAAAAGCCCTCTATTGCTAGAGAGCTTTAGTATTATATATAAAATGTTATGCTTTAACTAAACTAAAAGTGTTTGCTTGAGCTTTGTTAAATTGAATTAACTTATCCGTTGCAACTTCTTTTCGTGTTTTTGCAGTTTTCCAAGATACAAATTCTGATTTACCAGTTTGTTTCTTGTAGTATGTTAAATAACATTCAAACTGTGTTTGTTCTAATGCTAAAGATAACTCATATCCATATTTAAAGGTTAAAGTTTCTTCAAACTTTTCTTGAGTTATTTCCATTTTAATAGCTTTACATATATTGCTACCATTTTCAGCAGTCATATGATCTATTTTATCTTTATACCAAGTTGTTTTATCAGATAACCATTCTATTTGATTTTCACCTTTATTTAAAACATTTTCTAATTGCTTAGTGGCATTATAGATTAAACCATTATGATTAGATGAGAACCATAAATCATATGTTTGATGTAAATGTTTATTAGTATTAACTTGATGTTCATTGATCATATCTTGTAACATTTCCTTAGTTTCATCTGATGGATATATGTAATCTATATCTTTTATATTTTCCATTTAACTATCCTTTTATTTTATTATTAGTCTTAATCAGTAGCTTATCTACTAATTTCCTAGCAAGGGCAGTTTAGATGTACTTGTCACTTTATCCCTTTCAAATATCGAAGCCCAAAGGGCTGAGCGAATTATATGGGGGGGTAAAGTCAGCTATGCTGAACCCCTTGTGGGTTGACTAGTATGTCTTAACTGCTATCATAAATACATTAGTATATTATTAATTTCTTCCCCTTCCTTATTACTATATTTATTTACTATTACTTCTTTATTCTTATTTCTTCTCAATATATTGATTCTAATTTACTTCCCTATACTATATCTAGCTATGTGCTATTATGTCTCATCGAATTGTCTTGACAACAATTTATACAAGGTTACTATTAACCAACAGAAGCGGATAGAAGAACCATGTCCAATATAGAAGAACAATTAACCGATAAGCAAAGAGCATTAGTTGATACTATCGTATCAGAAGGATGCAGTATAGTAGAAGGTGCAGAAAAAGCAGGATATTCAACGAAAGTCAGTAGAGAAAGTGCAAGAGTAAGTGCAAGTCGTACACTACGACTACCAAAGGTACAGAAATACATGATGGAATGTGTATCTCGTACCATAGGGTTAGGTGCAGTAACAGCAAGTAGTAAGATGGTTAAACTAGCTGATTCAGCACGAAGCGAGTATGTACAACTAGAGGCCAGTAAGGATATACTGGATAGAGTAGGTCTCCGTGTAGCAGAGAAAGTGTCTCATACTATTGACGGAGACTTTAAGATCAACATAGACTTAAGTTAGTTTGCGCGAGGTTTAGCCTCGCTTGAACACGCACCTCCTCGAGGGGGGTGGGGGTTCAAAACTGTAAGTCTAATGTGTTGATACGAGGTATACAAGTAATAGAGGTTAAAAAAGGTTCAACCTTATGTGCATTGTAAATTTATTTCTTTGTTGTAAGGTAAATTATCTTTAGATAAAAACTATGAGAGGGTTACTCTCACAGCCTTGCAAGGCAATTATTAGTGAATTGATATTATCATTTCTATAGATTATAGTTGAGATTAACTCTCATAATAACTATAACAGAATGGAAATGAAAATGACTATAGATGCTCTAATGACTGATGTAAAAGAACTAAAAGATGAAATCAAAGATATCAAAGAAATAAATACAGTTCTTATAAACAAGCTTGACAAAGCTTATGATGATAGAATACATTTAAGAGCAGAAAATTATAATATGAAAGATCAATTGAAAGGAATAGCGAATGCCTAAAGTAGGAAAAAAGACTTTCCCTTATACTAAAGCTGGTGTAAAGAAAGCTAAAGTAGAAGCCAAGAAGGTGGGGAAAAAAGTTGTCAAGCAAAGCAAAAGTAAAGGGTACTAGAGTAGAGAACGAAATTGTTAAGCTCTTTATTAAAGAGGGGTTTAACGCAAAACGACAACCTTTGTCTGGAGCATTGATTGATTTCCCTCATGATGTTCAAGTTCATGATCTATTTGGTGGAACTAATATAGAGGTCAAAGCAAGAAAAAGTGGTGAGGGCTTCGCCCAGTTAGATAAGTGGAAAGGTTCAGCAGATTTATTAATATTAAAGAAGGACTTTTCTACACCAATGGTGTATCTTGACTGGAATTTATTCAAGGAGTTTCTAAATGAATACAGAGAAAATAGATCAACTAGTGAATCTGGACAACAGAAAAATATTTGTGATCTCAATGGCAGACAGAAGGAAATTGAGAGCAATAGTAAAAAAAATACATCTAAAATTCCTTCCGTCAAATTTAGTGACAGACAAGGAAGCAGACAAATTGATAGAAAGTCTTGGCCCAACAGTCAAAGAAAAATTGCTAAAAGAAGCTTTAGACAAAAATCTGATATAAATGGTGGAACTGAATTACAAACCAGATGGCAACACATTAAAGAAGTTTCTAAAAAGTGATAACTTCTTTAGAGGATTAAGAGGGCCAGTAGGAAGTGGGAAATCTGTGGCTTGTTGTATCGAGGTTTTTCGAAGAGCCTTACAACAAGAACCAAATGCACAAGGTATACGAAAATCGAGGTGGGCTGTCATTCGTAACACTAATCCACAGCTTAAAACGACTACTATTAAGACTTGGTTAGACTGGTTTCCTGAAAATGAGTTTGGTTCATTTGCTTGGTCAGTACCTTATACACACAGAATACATATAGGTAAGATAGAGTTAGAGGTTATATTCCTAGCATTAGATAGACCAGAAGATGTAAAGAAGTTATTGTCTTTAGAGCTTACTGGAGTGTGGGTTAATGAAGCAAGAGAACTTCCCAAGTCTATTATAGATGCTTGTACTATGAGAGTAGGAAGATTTCCTAGTATGCGAGATGGAGGTGCTACATGGTATGGAGTAATAGCCGATAGTAATGCTCCAGAAGAAGATCATTGGTGGCCTATCATGGCTGGAGATGTACCAGTACCAGATCATCTCTCAAGAGAAGAAACATTAATGTTAGTAAAACCAGATAACTGGTCATTTCATACACAACCTTCGGCTATGAAAGAAACTAAAGATAAGGAAGGACAATTAATGGGGTATCAGTTTAGTGATATATGTGAAAATCAACAAAATCTTACACCTAAATATTATGAAAATATTATTAAAGGTAAAACAAAAGGGTGGATAGATGTCTATGTAATGAATAGACTTGGTTCACTAGAGGAAGGTAAATTAGTATATCCTAATTGGGCAGAAGAAGTACACTTATCAAGTGAGCCTTTGGCAATAGGAACTATGCCAGTCTTTATAGGAATTGATTTTGGATTAACTCCAGCAGCAGTCTTTGGTCAAAAGTATCCTAATGGTAAATGGATTATACTGCAAGAACTTGTATGTTTTGATATGGGTATATCAAGGTTTAGCGAATTACTTAAACATGAGATTGCAAAAAATTATAAAGGATTAGATATAGAAATATATGGCGATCCAGCTGGAGATCAAAGGGCGCAAACTGACGAAACAACTCCTTTTCAAATACTGCGACAAAATGGATTAAAAAGTAGACCAGCTCCTAGTAATGATGTTGCTCTTAGAATTGAATCTGTCGAAACAACATTGGGTAGACTAATAGAAGGTAAGTCTGGATTTTTATTAGATTACAGATGCATCAATCTAAAAAAAGGTTTTAATGGTGGTTATCATTACAGAAGATTACAAACTGCTGGAGATAGATATGATGAACGACCAAACAAAAACAGATATTCCCATGTTCATGATGCTTTGCAGTATTTATTGATGGGAGCTGGAGAAGGAAAGCAATTAACGAGTGGTAAACACAGTAGGTCTACAGTAGTTAAAACAAGAGGGTGGAATATCTTTGATAAAAAAAAGAAATCGGTATGGCAAAACAGAATCAATGGCTAGTCTATTTTTACCAGAATAGAGATTTTCATAATCACACAACATTTTTTAAAAAAGGATTTAAACATTGTGGTGTTATGGGATATGAACCAGAATCAAAAACTTGGATTTTAATAGAATATTTATTTGGAAGTTTAGTGGTAGAAGTATTAACAGAAAAAAAAGTAGATGCTATATTTGCTTTGATTCAAAAAAAGAATGGGCATATAATTGAAGTGCCTATTAAACATGAAATACCTAAATTTCCATTATATATGGGTTCTTGGATTAAAGAGCATAGCTGTGTTAGTTATGTGCAACGATTAATAGGAATGTCTAACTTTTGGATATTTACACCTTATCAGCTATATTGTGCGTTGATAAAAAAAGGTTTTCATGAAATAGAGTTATAAGGAGTTACAATATGTCATCAATGTTTGGAAGTACAAAGTATAGGGAAACTGCATCTGATAAGCAGTTACGATTAGATATTGAAGCTAGAAGAAAAGAAGAAGAACAAACAAAGTTAGATGACGAAAAAAAAAGAAAGCATAAAAAATCAAGAAGAAAAAAAGGTTTAATTGGTTCAAGGAGTATGTTTACTCGAGCTGGTGGCAGAGGATATGAAACTGATGGAGAAGAAACATAATGGGAGGTAAAAGTGCTACAACTTCTAATACTGCTGGAAGTAATGATAATCAACAAGCTCACGATCAAAGACAAGAAAATCTACAAAAAAATATAGATAGATTAAAAAAAACTGGTGATGTATCTGGATTAATTGCAAAAAAAAATAAAGAAGCAAGAAACTTTAAACTTAATACAGAAGGTATTAAAAAAGGAAGTGCTTTTGTAAAAAGAGAAATTGGATACAAGAATGATATATTTTATCCAACAGGAGAAATGGTAGGTTCTTATGCCTTGAAAAGCAAAAAAGGTGGAAAGGGTATGTTTGGAGAAGAAGCAGATAGAGCTACTAATGATTATTTAGTATCTATTGGAGAAGCTACAAAAAGCAAAACTGGAAGTTATTGGCTTACAGCACAAGGTAGGAAAATGAAATATGGAGGTGGTGATATAGCTTTAGGTAGTGGAAATAGAAAAACTATTACTGGAAATATGCCTATTTCAAAAGAGATGTGGGATAGTCAAAAGAGTATTCAAAATTTATTTATGTTAGGAATAACTGCTATAGGAGTTCCTTTTAGTTCTAGTATAATGTTAGATGCTAATTCAAAACGCAATAGTTATAGTAATTATCTTAAAGGATTTAATAATATTAATGGCAGATCATCAGCAAGTATGGTTAATAGAGACACAGGTATGAATGAAACAAATAACAATGAAACAGATAACAAAGCAGAAGATTTTGCTCCAGATAGTAATGTGATAGTTCAAGATGCATCACAAGTAGCAAGAGAGTTAAAACGAAATCATTTATTTGCTTCTTTACAAGGAAACAAAACTAAACAATTTCTTGAAAAAAGTAAACAAACAATCGCTGGAAACATGGCAAGGGTATAATGGTTTACATTCCTATAGAAGAAAAAGAATTTGATTATTCACAAGATAATACAAAGATGATTAACTTTTTAAAAAAATATAAAGATGCAGAAACTTTATTTGACCATTGGAAAGATAAGTATGAAGAAGCATATGAATACACAATGCCATCAAGAGAATCTTTTTATGAAGAAACTGTAGGGCAAAGAAGAACAGATAAAATATTTGATGAAACAGCAGTAGTAGGAATACAAGAATTTGCATCAAGATTACAAGCTGGTATAGTTCCAACTTATGGGAGATGGGCAAGTTTTGAAGCTGGATCAGAAGTTCCCGATGAATTAAAACCAGAAGTTAATGAACAGCTAGATACTATTACACAATATGTATTTGAAGTATTAGGTGGATCAAACTTTAATCAAGAAGTTCATGAAGTGTTTATGGATTGTGCTATTGGTACTGGAGTATTACTTGTTGAAGAAGGAGATTCATTAAATCCTATTAAATTTACAGCCATACCATTACCTAGAGTATTATTAAATAATGGCCCAGATAATAAAGTAGATACTATATTTAGAAAAAGACAAATAGCTTATAATCAAATTATGGTAGCTTATCCTAAAGCAGAAATGTCAGATAAGATGTTAAAAATTATTGAAGAAAAACAAAGTAAAAAAGCTAACATGGTAGAAGGTGTTTACAAACTTTATGATGAATCCAATGTAGAAAAATATAAATACTGTGTAGCTTGTATGGATACAAAAGAATTAATATTTGAAAAAGAATTAAAAGGTATAGGCTCTAATCCTTATATTGTATTTAGATGGAATAAAGGTTCTGGAGAAGTATATGGCAGAGGCCCAATCTTTAATGCAATGGCTGCAATTAAAACTACTAACTTAACTGTAGAATTAATATTACAAAATGCACAGATGAATATAAGTGGAATATATACTTATGAAGATGATGGTGTAATTAATCCAGATACAATAAGTTTAGTTCCGGGTTCTCTTATTCCAGTAGCTCCAAATAGTCGAGGTATAGTGCCATTAAATGGAGCTGGTAAATTTGATGTAGCACAATTAATTTTATCTGACATGAGAGCTAATATTAAAAAAGCTTTATATATGGAATCTCTTGGTAAACCAGAAGGTACACCAATGTCAGCTACAGAAGTGGCAGAAAGAATGGCTGATCTATCAAGACAAATTGGTTCTTCTTTTGGTAGACTTCAAGCAGAATTTGTAACACCATTACTTCGTAGAGTAATTCGTATTTTATCTAAACAAGGCAGAATAAAGATACCACAAATAGATAATAGAGAAGTTAAAGTAATATCCACTTCTCCTCTTTCCCAAGCACAACATCAACAAGATGTTGCTACAGTTAATAATTTTAATCAAATTTTAGCTCAAACCTTCGGCCCAGAAATATTAAACATGGTAGTTAAACAAGATGAAGTTGCTAGATATATTGCTGAGAAACTAGGACTACCAGATAAATTAATTAGAAGTACAGAAGAACAGCAAGAGGTTATGAAAAACTTGCAAAATCAAGCACAACAAGCTAATATGCAACAAAATGAGTTGGGAAACCCTAATCAAGCACAACCACAACAGCAAGGACAATAAAGATACTGCTGAAATAGATAAAATTTTTGCTTCAGTATTTGAACAACCAGATGGTAAAAAGGTTTTAGATTATCTTGACAGTATTATAACTGATTCTACTGTAGCTCCTACTGGGGATAGTAATTATTTATGGCACTTTGAAGGTCAAAGATACTTAATACGACAAATTAAAAATAGAATAAAGAGAGGTAAGAATGGTTGAAGAAACACAAACTGAAGAAACACAAACAGAAACAGTAGAAGAAGTTAGTGTAATACCAGAATATGTACCAGAAAAATTTTGGGATAAAGATAATAACGAAGTTAAAATAGAAGATTTAGGATTATCTTATAAAGCTTTAGAAAAAAAATTAGGTTCAAGAACGGAAGATTTATCAGCTCAAATAAGAGAAGATATAAAAAATGAATCAAAAGCTTCTGTTCCAGAAGATTATGAAATATCTTTACCAGAATTACCAGAGAATGTTAATATTGATGTAGATGCTGAAATGCCTTTATTACAATGGTGGAAACAAACAGCTAGAGAAAAAGGTATGAGCCAAGATGAATTTAATCAAGGGGTAGAAGCTTTTGTTAATAATGAAATACAAGGATTGCCTAATGTTGATAATGAAAAAGGATTATTAGGAGAAAACGCATCAACAAGAATAGAAGCTGCCGACCTATGGTCTAAAAAAAATTTATCAGAAGATACTTATAATACATTATCTAGTTTAGCCTCAACTGCTAATGGTGTAAAAGCTATAGAGGAATTAATGGCTTTAAATAAAGATGCTCCAATTCCAAATATTCAAACTGCTATTGAAGCAGCTCCTAGTCCAGATGATTTACGATCTATGATGAAAGATGTTAGATATTGGAAAGATGGAGAAAGAGATCCAGCTTATGTTAAAAAAGTTACTGATATGTATGAAAAGTACAGCAGAAAAGAACAGAAAGCGAGTTAAAATAACTTGGAGAGATGCGCAATCTTTTGCTGAATGGCTTGATCCTATTGAAGCTATAAAACTTAAACCAGCTATAAATTATTCCGAAGGTTACTTATTAGAAAGTAATAAAGATGTTGTTATTGTCTACATGACTTACAACGATACTGATATTGGTGATACTTGTGTTATTCCACATGAAAACATAATTGATATATGTGAGTTGAAAAATTCTAAAAAATATGAGATGAAGATATAATAGACCTTAAAGATGACAGTAGGCCTCTACGAGATAACTTATTTAAGCTTCTAAAAGATAATCTAGTTAATAAGCAAACACGGAGGTAAAAATGTCTGCTACTATCACAAATGCCTTTATTACTCAGTTTGAGGCTA